AGAGCCATAAGCTGGCCGGAATCTCCGTCGGCGATGAGCACCCGAGGCGCCTTGCCTCTGGGCATGCTCTCCGCCTTGATGGATCCGGAGAACTTGAACTCTGGAGCGACGTCAACCAATAGGTTGCCAACCGACGTTTCAAATCGGGTGGCCGTCCATTTGGCGGACTTACAATCGAAGAGCTCCGGGTGCTCCGAACACCACGTGTCAATGTTCTCGTCAGAGAACAGACCCGCTGAGTGGAACTTACCCTTCTTGTGACCGTTGAGCAGCGCGTTCACGAGGGAACCTATGCGCTGTTTGTCCTCATCGGTCGGCGTAAAGGGGAGCTTCTTCTCGACCATTCGCTTCTGTATGCCGTATTTCAGACATGCCGGAGTATTTGCGTAGATGACTGGAGGCCCGTGTGGGCATGGTCCTATGGTTCTTCCGCGAACCTTCTTGTCGTCGGCGTCGTCCATGTCAACGCCCCAGACCATACCACGGTCGTCCACGTGGCTCACGTCATCAGGATCCTCCTGGTTCGTCGCAATTTCACCACGGGAATCGGCATCTTTGGCATCGTTCCCACCGTTGGGTGGATCCTCAGCCTTGGCCTTGTCCTTGTCGCCCTTGGACTTCACTGGGCGATCGGGTGATATGCGACGTTCTTGAGCAACGCGCTCATACCGAGCGCTGCAGACCCAGTTTGAGCCCCCGCACATGATGTTCTCGCCCGAATAAAGGGCACTCATGATCCAAGGGCTCATCTGCTTCAGATAGTGGTGGTCCGTACTGCCAGAAGTCCACAACCTATTGGCGATCTGCTGGAATGTCGCAGTGGTTGTCGACTCTTTAATGTTTGGTGTGCAAGCGGCCATCGCTAGTGGTTGGGTCAACTTGCCGAACTCTTCTTCAGTGTAAACAACCTCAACTCGACGGAGCTGCGTGTACCCGAAGTAGGTCGCTAGTGACGAGGTCAAAAGACCCCAACTCGATGCGTTCTTGTCACAATTAGCACATTCTGGCAGCCAGCATCTGACGGACCAATCTCCTTTGCGCGCCCTGAGTGATGCAAATACTTTAGCATCGCACGTTGGACAGACCGGGCGCGCCCCGACTTTAGTCTGTCCAAACATAGCTCGTTTATAGCGTGATCACCAAGGTAATCACCGCGGGACGAGCAAATCCCCACGCATTCACTTCGGAACCCAAGCGCGACACTTGAG